AAAGTATTGTTCAGGATGCAGATCCTGTACCACTATATGAAGGTTCATCTAGAGTCGGTGGATCTGGCACTAGTTTAGCAATTGCTGAAGAAATTGAAGACTTAATTCAAATTACAATAGATGTATTAACCGGCGGAACAGTAGCAGCACCGGCAGAGACATTGCCCAATGTTAATGCATATTCCTATAACACAGATCAAAAAATTGCGGCTGCAAATTTATTATCCGACAAATCTAATATTCAGGATAGCGTTATTGATTTCATCAATGATCGGGCAAACAAGTACGAAGTTCTAATGCCAGGAAACAGATCAATGTTAGGCAATGACTATACACAGATTAACGATATGGGTTATGGTATAGTCACAACTAACGGTGGTCTCTGTGAGGCTGTTAGTATGTTTACATACTACTGTTACATTTCGATGTATTCAATTAACGGTGGACAAATCAGAAGTGTTTCAAGTTCTAGTTCTCACGGTGTATATGGATTAGTTGCTGAAGGTGCAGACCCATTAGAGGTTCCGACTCCGGTTTCAACTTATTTTGATTTAGCACAGGGTGCTACTTGTTACTTCCCTTCGTCAGCATATTCTAACCAAAAATCAGGACTTCAAATATTTGTTAGCAATTACACCCATGTTCCTCTTCCAAATAGTGAACTTGAAATTGATCACGGAACAGGAACTCTTTTTAGATATCCTGTCACAGGAGTAAGTACATCTGGATTGCCTGCCGGTGTGGCAAGATTAACATTAGCCAGTTCCGAAGTCATCGGCGTAGAAGGTCTAGCCGAGATTGTCCCTAACGGGCAAAAATTAACTGTTAGACAAAATGCGACAATAGTATTAACAGGTGATGTAGTAGATGTCGCAACTAGACCTAGCACAGGTTTAGTGTTAAACGAAGCTCCAATCGTTTATAGAATTTTAAAATTTGATAATTATTCCGATTCAACAGGCGCAAAATCTGTAACTATCGGAATTGGTCCTTCTACAACGTTCTTTAGAACTAACCACGGACTAAAACCTGATTATCAAGTATCCTTAATTACCACAGGGAATTTACCAACCGGGTTAGACACTGCAACGGTATATTATGTATTACCAGATGGAATCACTCCAAACAGTTTCAAATTATCCTTAAGAAAACGAGGAACTCCGATTTCGACAAGTGGGGTACAAACTGGAGATCAAAGTTATTTTGTAAAAGGGTTAGCGTTAACTACTTTAAGAGAAAACTATAATTATATCGATCTAACCATTTGGAATCGTCAACCGTACAGGACAACTAGATCTACCTGTACAATAACTATCGGAACCCCCGGTATCATCAATCTTACATCTCACAATTTTAATATTAATGATGTTGTACGATTCGAGACTACTGGAAACTTACCAGATCAACTACTTGTATCTAGACTGTATTTTGTTGCATCAACACCAACGTCTGATACCTTTACTATTAAAGATACTGTAACTGGGATTCCTATAGAATTAACCGGAACACCTTCAGGAACACAATATGTAGGAAAAGTTACTGGAATAGCAGGAGACAATACGATTGCTGTTGTTCCTGTTGGAACAGTTGACGAAAGTAGAATATTGCAAACTAAATTAGTTTGGATCGGTGAGGAATATACTATCACTAGTTACCAAAATACTGCTATTACTGGAGAACAATATGCATTAATAGTATTAGATCGTCCTTTGGTAAACGGTGTAGTATTCTATGATGCTCCTCCAACTTTAAGAAGTGCTGTACCAAAAGATGAAAGAGGAACACTGACAATTAGAATTGCGCTAACTAGAGTTACTGGTCACGATTTATTAGAAGTCGGAACAGGAAGTTATGCTGATACTAATTATCCAAACGAAATATACGGTCCGTCTGTAAACCCAGCTGAACCAGATAATGAAACTCAAGAAAGATCGGTTGGGCGAGTGTTCTATGTTACCACCGATCAATTTGGTAATTTTAATGTAGGACCATTCTTTAGAGTGGATCAAGGAACAGGTGCTGTTACAATCAGCTCAACTGTTGTTCTTTCAAATCTAGATGGTATTGGATTTAAACGTGGTGTAACCGTTTCGGAATTTACACCGGACAGTTCGTTTAGTGAAAATTCTACAGACATTGTACCTGTTCAAAGTGCAGTAAGGGGTTATTTGGATCGAAGGTTGGGTATTACTCATACAGGTAATATTGTTGAACCAAACAATTTAATACCTGCAATATCGGGAGGATTTTTGTCTTTAGATGGACAACTTTCGATGAAGGCTAACTTAAATGCTGGAAACAACCGGGTGATCAACGTTAATGATCCTGTTGATCTTCAAGATGCTGTTAACTTGAGAAGTCTTTCATGGAATAATTTCCAAGACAGTGCAATTAATGATCCCCAAGCAGGTGACATTTTAATTTTTACTGGGTCAGGAAATCAGGTTCAAAATGCAACATTGGTCGGTAGTGTAAGTTTTAGTTTTGACAGTACATTAAATTCTATCAGTGCTCAGCTTAGTCCGAACATTATTACTAACACAGAAATCGATAATAACGCTGCTATTGTTCAAAGCAAACTTTTATTAAATTCTGCTACTACTAGAGCAAATTCTACAGGAATTACACAGGCAGAACGAGGTTTAGCTAGTTTTGACAGCAGTCAATTTGACGCTACTGATGGTTGGGTTTCTGTCAAAAATAACGGTATAGTATTAGGCAAACTTGCACAAATAGCTACAAAAACTGTATTAGGGAATTCGGGGGATCTTACTTCTGATGTCGGTACTGTTGGGTTCAACACAATTGTTAATGATGGTGGTGCAATTAAAAAATCTCAATATACTAACACAGGGTATCTGAGAAGAATAGGATCTACTAATACTGCCGACAGCGACTATGCTATCACAGACGAATCATCGTCTTCGGTTGCTAGTACATTGGTAAAGAGGGACAGTAACGGAGATTTTTCAGCAAGAAACGTTAACCTCGAAAGATTGTTAATTGACAGTAAAGTTACTATAGATACTACAGTTGATGGTACCGGCGGCTATACACAATATTATGGCTACTCGGGACAAGTAGGAATATTGATCGGTGACGGACCAAATACTGCGAATAAAAAATCATTCTATGACAATGATACTCATCAATTTAGAACTCAAAATGGACTAGCAAATGCTCCGGTAACAATGGGGGCCATTACAGTATCGTCTGTATCTTCATCCGGGCTTGTTACAGGAACAGGATTTTCGACTGGTGCTGCTGGAACTTCAGGGACACTAACCGGCACATTTACTCTGTCAGGCGGTTTAACTCTTAGCGGAACTGCCGGGCTTACAATGGGCAATGGAACTATTAATGCCACTAATGCTACTGTTCAAACAAAAATATTGACAACAGGTGCATCTGGAACAACAGGATCTGTTACTGGTAATTGGAGTTTAACTACCGGTAGTAGATTTGAAGCAACTTATGCCGACTTAGCAGAATATTACGAAGGAGATCGTGAGTACGAAGTAGGAACAGTTCTTGTATTTGGTGGAGACAAAGAAGTTACTCTTTCAACTAAAGCCAATGATCATAAAGTAGCAGGTGTGGTTTCAAATACTGCTGCTTATACTATGAATTCAGGATGCGGAGGTCAAAAAGTATGTGTTGCACTTCAAGGTCGTGTTCCATGTCGAGTTGTAGGTCGTATAGAAAAAGGAGACTTAATGGTTACATCAAATATTGTCGGTGTTGCCGTAGCCGCTAAAGGGCCAGTTCAACCGGGAACTATAATAGGTAAAGCATTAGAAAATTACGATTCAGATCATATTGGCAAGATTGAGATTGCTGTAGGAAGAACATAATGGCTATAACACAAATTAACGCAGGCTCGGCTCCAATAGTCTGGAGTACTATTGATCAAGCATTTAAGGTGATCAATGATAATTTTACCGAATTGGCTCTGTCGATAGGAGGTAGTGGAGCGGTCGATTTATCCTCGTTGGCTTCGACCGTTGCTCCTATTGACGACGAAACGTATGATTTAGGTCTACCTAATAGAAGATGGAGAGATCTTTTTCTTAATCAATATATGTTTATAGGCGAAGCCAGAATAAGTTCAGTCGGATCTTCTATTAATATACCTGCAGGTTCTACCATTGGTAATAGTGGACAACTATTAGATGAAAATTATTTCAAAACCATTAAGGTTGCTGGACAGAATGACATTGTTGCTGACACCGGTACTGATATTTTAAATTTTAGTTCAGGATCTGGCATCAGCATAACAACTGACAATTCGTCTGATACCGTTACATTTTCTAATGCAGGTGTATTAGAACTTTTTTCCGGAGCAGGAATCAGTGTTAATGCTTCTACTGGATCAATAACAATTAACAACAATGGCGTAATAAGTCTCACAGGAACTGCTGGTCAAATTGGTGTAAGTGCATCAACAGGTTCAATAACGTTAACTAATTTAGGAGTTATCGAATTAAGAACAGATCCGGGATCTGGTATTGGCTTAAGTGCCGGAACTGGTGTAATTAATATTACCAATTTGGCTCCAAATATTGCACAGAACGTATTTCGAACTATTGCAGTTACTGGTCAAGGATTAGTAGAAGCAGACAGTATTGCAGATACATTAACAATAACGCCCGGGTATGGAATTCTTGTAACAGTTGAAACATTAAATGACACTATCAATATTGCATTAGATCAAAATATTGATATCAACGGTTCGGTCTTTTCCGATAGTTCAAGCCTAATGGTTGATGCTGTTGATGAAAAGGTATACGCTGCAGGCGGATTTATTGGAAATCTTACCGGTAATATAACTGGAAATGTTACCGGCAATGTAGTCGGAAATGTTACTGGGGATACAAACGGGATACACACCGGAACCGTTGTAGGCAATTTAACTGGAAATACTGTAGGTTATCATACTGGTGACATTACTGGTTCTGTGTTTGCTGACAGTAGTACAATGCTTGTTGACGGAACTAACGGACAAATTGTAGGACCAATAAATTCATTCGACGGTGGTAACAGCATTTTAATGAATCCTACCTTTGGTGTAATTATCGGTGGAACTGCAGGTGCACAAATTATAGGAGCGGCAGGAGCTCCTGTTTATATAGGCGGTGGTAGTAGCGGTTCGACCTCCGGAAACATATATCTAGGCAACGGAACAAATCAAATATTACTTGTAAGCAATACCATAGATACAGACGATTCAACCGCAATTAATTTTACACCGGCAGTGTTTTTCAACAGTGATGTAACAATCGAAAATGAATTAATTGTAGGCAACATTCCTGGTTATGTTAAGTTAACTACATTGAAATCAGTGGTAGCAGCAAGCACTAGTTTTAACGATTTTCAAGCACGAATAGCGGCACTGTAATTGGAGCGATAAATGACAAAACAGATTATTAATGTAGGGACAAGTGCAAACGATCGTAAAGGAGATAGTTTAAGAGCAGCGTTCCAAAAAGTCAATGCTAATTTTACAGAACTGTATGGGGCGTTAGGGTTAGACAATGGCGGAGTAAACTTGGGTGCTTTTGAATTTACAAACAGCACAATATCAACTATTGATAGTAGTTCTATTACAATCGATCAGGCAACTACTATCACAAGTAATTTAACTGTGGGCGGGGATGTACTTCCTAGCATAGCTAATGGCGGAGACCTCGGCAGTTTAACAAAGCCTTGGCGTAGTTTATACGTTAGCAACTCAACCATATACCTCGGCGGTACAGCACTAGGAGTCAATACTAACGGAGACCTAACATTGAACGGAAGTGTTCTTAGTCCCGATTATACAAATATACAAAATGCTCCTGCGATTCCTGCAGACGTTAGTGACTTAACCGACACTACAGGATTGCTGGGTGGCGGAACTGCCAACACTGGCGATGTAACATTTAATGGTGTTAAGATTATTGGTGCTGGAACAGCATCGGGCGACGGTCTTGGTTACTCAACCTTGGAACTTGTTCCGGACGGTACATTAGTATCTGATCAATACATCGTCGTCGACCCTACTGCTCCTAATCATATTCACTTACGTGCAGGCGGCACACAAGATGCTAGTACTGCGGCATTATTCCTAGGCGGTGAACTTAACTATGTCAGAGCAATTGACGGCAATGGTGTTAGATTAAACAATGCCCAGTACATTCCCGACTCTGTGTACTTTGAACAAGGTATTGATTACGATTCAGCAACTTGGTCTACTGACGAATCGGGCAATCACTGGATTGACATTAGGATCAGTGATCCGTTTAATCCTACAAGAGATGCGACTCCAATAAACACAGCCGGATCTAGATTTGCACAGTATCCTACTCGAAATAGCATAGAAGTTTTTACAGGATCGAGTCTTTTTACTGTAAGTGGTAACGGTCAGGCCTATACTTTAGGAAATCCTTATGATTATAGAATTGGCACCGTAGAAGCACCTCCTGCGAATCCTACTACATTGGCAAGTTTAGACTACCGATTAAACACTTTTAATGAGAGATATCTATATTTAGAAAACAATGCCTTAGAAGCGTATGCTGATACGGTTAGTGTTTTCTCTGGTCAAACAATAGATCTCGTTACAGGCACAGGTAATATAAGAATTGCTACAGACGACAACGACAATAGTTATTCTTGGTACTTTACTGCACAAGGTTACTTACAGTTTCCACAAGGGTTGGGTCCAACAACCAGTAAAGGTAAAGCGGGCGACGAAGCAGGTTCTGTAGTAGTTGATGCCGATTATATCTACTATTGTCATACTGATTACACAGACGGTATTGCAGATATTTGGAAACGTACACCGTGGAGTCAGACTACCTGGTAACGGTAAATATACTAAAGAGAGCGTGAACTATGGCTATACAGACAATCAATATCGGCAATGTGGTAAATGATGGACTAGGTGATGACTTACGAACTGCGTTTGAAAAAGTCAATGCTAATTTTTCAGATTTAACTCAGTCGCTAACTGTAACTGCTAGAAATATCGGTGGTAACGGAAGCGTAGGTATTTTTGCACAAAAGGTTGGTGCCGAATTGCAATTTAAAAGCATTTTGGCAGGGAAAAAAATTACTCTACTTCCATTAAACGATTCCGTAGAAATTAGTTCTAGCCAACCAGATGCTTTTACTACCGTTGCTGCACAATCTGGATTTATTACAGCATCTGCTCCAAATAATTTAGGGTTAAGCATCGCAGGTGGACCAAACATTGTAACATCTGCATCGGGCACAACTATAACTATTGATACAGTATTAGATCTTAATCAAATTTTATTAGTTTACGATTTTGGATACATATCAAATAATTTTGATCATCCATTGCAAATGGCTCTTTCATCTGCTAATATTGATTTTGGTACCATCGATATTCCAGGACAATTCAATCTTGACTTTGGCCAAATTTAAGGACATAACATGGCTGTAGTATGGCAAACACCTGCTGGTAAACTAGGGAACACAATTATTGAAAGAATAATAATTGAAATTGCTCTGAATGCTACATCAACTATCGGAAATTCGATTACATATAGCTTAATTGCTGGAAATTTACCTCGAGGATTAAGATTAGATGGAAACAAAATTAAAGGCAGTCCTGTCGAAGTTAAAACCTTCACAACCAGTAGATTTGTCATACGTGCCGACGATGGAACCGATATTGAAGACAGAACATTCAGTATAGATGTTGACGGTAGTGATATTCCACAATGGATTACACGGGAGGGATTTCTCAATGTAGGCCAAGGCGAAAATTATTTTGTGTTAGATAACGCCTATGTTGATTTTCAACTAGAAGCAACCGACACAGACTTAACTGCCGGTGACC